CACAGGATGCGCGCGTCATAATCATTAGTGCCAAGAAAATGGAAATCAATGAAGCTTGCAGAAGAGGCATTTTTCGCTCCAATTTCAAGGCTTCCGAAGTTGACTGTGACGCTACTTCCCAAACCGAGGTTTGTGCGAGCGTCTTCTGCCTTCGTCGCGCCGGTACCTCCGTCTGCGACAGCAAGTGCACCATTGCTTCCTTTCTGCAGTAACTTGCCGATCGCAGGAATGCTTACTGCCTTGCCGTTGATGGTGACCGTGATGCTCTGGTTCGCCGTGGTTGTGGCAAACGTCTCCCACGCACCGATATTCTCGTCGTAGTCTTTGATGAGCTGAGACATCGCCTGCGCCAGGCCATCGACAGAGATATTGTCTGATACCAGAATGCCGTACTTCTGGCCGCTTAGCGCCGGGGAAGCAGCTGGCGTAACCGTCATGGACGTGGCGCTGTTTACGGATGAAATCTGGAACATCTGGACCGGGTTAGACATGACGATAATAGTCTGGCCAGCGCGGACTTGGCTGGCGGGAGCCGTCCATTTCGTGCCTGTGCCGGTGGCGGTATTTCCGTTAATAGCGATGGTGCCAGTGTTATAAAGCATATTTTCTCCAGGCAATAAAAAACCCCGCCAGAGCGAGGTTGTTATTCAAAATGGTTGGTTATTTGCAGGTGGTGTCAGTGAATGTGTTCGCACTTACCCAGCGCCAGTTGAAAGGGTATCCGGCTCGGTACTGCGTCTGGTTGTTTTGTTTGCGAACGCCGTAAATTTGAACCGTATTTTCCTGACCGCCAACGATGGCTGTGCCGCTGCAAACTGGCTCCTGTTTCTCAAGTACGCCAGCGCAGCCAGACAGCATGACAGCCCCAGCCATGCAGATGAGTAGCTTATTCATGTGATGGTATCCCAAGGTATTCATTAACTTAGACAATACCAACATGAAATAGGCGGGTATAATTGATTAGATAGATCAATTATCTGTTATTGATCGCTCAAAACGATCAATCAGTCATAGGCCGCTGTATTTATCGCTGTTAATGAAATCCCGGTATTTGTACCGCCTCCCGGCGCCCCTGTCCCCGTTGAAGTCCCGCCTGCGTTTACCCTCGTAGTTGTTCCATCGAATCTGCATGACGAATACGCATTGATTGTGTAAATGGTAGGAGGTTGGGTGGAGTTGTTCACGATTACGGTCTGACCCAGCTGTGCCGAAGCGACGGCCCACGAACCGCTGAGAGTCTGGTCAATATTGATCCCCCCGTTTGCGCCGGGCGAGCCAACTGTCTGCAGGTCTGATAAAACGCGAGACTCATTTGTCAGCACAAGCTTTCCCGCGGCGTCCCAAATAGCCAGACCCCATTTCGGTAATGTCTGCGGGAATACGGCAAATACATATACTGTCAGGGTGAAACTCTGGTTATAGGGGTTCACCCCGCCAACATATATATTACCGCCATTCCTGTAAGACATAACTGGCGTGGGCTGTGCTGTATTGGTGGTTTTAATAAATACCATCACAGGATAACTTGCGTTCAATGCAATATTCTGTGCGACCTGCTGAGAGCTGCCGTTAGCGGATGAATTAAAGGTGTACTTTCCGTAAAGACAAAAAGGCGTTGATTGTGGCGTTACAAAGGGATTCCCGTTATCCATTAATATCATTGCGCCAAATTCGGCCATTATGATTTCTCCATGAAAATGACCACCTCACACTTTGATGCCGGATAATTCCCCATACCTATAGCAGAGGCAGCTGTTACGGCAATAGTGTTCCCCGATGCTACAATGCGCCGACCTACGCTGCTCCCTCCTTCATCGAGTGAAAGAACAAAGCCGACTTTCATTCCGGAGGGAATCGTAAAAGACCAACTGCCGGATGTTTGCCCGGCAGCCAGTTGTATACGCCCAACAACGGAAACTGGCTTGATACCGTAGTTAGTGGGTTTACCCGACGCATCCCATGTTTGTATACCCCATGACATCAAAACACTCCTGTGAGTTTGCCGATTTGCACGCGGAGAACTCCATTCGAGTCCCTGATACTGTCAGTGACGTTAGTCGATTTTCTTGCCCCCTGACCGTCGCTGCCGTAGTTTTCCCAGGTGCCACCCTTATCAAGTTTCCAGCCAGCGGAACCCGCCACGTAGTTATTTGACTGGATGTAATTACCAATCTTAGCGTTAGATATGGTCCCGTCCTGGATGAATGTATCTCGGATAAAAGTCTGGCCGTTCTGGATCACAAAGGGCAATGCTACAGTGCTGCCAGCCTGGGTGGTTACGGCGAAACGGTCTGCCAGGAAGATAACCTGCGACTGCATACCAGAAGGCGTGTTCTCTACGCCGATCCCCATCCCTGCAGCGTAATACTGCCCGTTAGCGGCCACGCCAACTTTGATGTTATACATCGCGCTGATGTTGCCGTTAATATCAGCCACCGCATTAGCGGTTTGCGTGATAGCAGCAGTCTGTCCATTCACCGTTACGGTCAGAGAATTGATTTTTGTTGCAGATGCCTGAGTGAAGTCAGCCAGGGTTTCGGTGAGATCGGTTGCGTTGGAAATATTGCCACCGGCAGATACATCCAGCGTAACAAGTGCACGGGCAACCGCCGAACTGGTATCCGCAACCGTTGTGTCAATGCGGTCGATGCTGGCGCTGTTTCCGGCATTCGTCACGGTTTGAGATCGACGCGAAGTAACCTGCGCCAGCCCGTTCTGGATTATGGCGATAGCGGAGTTCTTCACCCCTCCCGTCATGCCATCCATCGATACAGAAATCTCGTCGATCTTCACAGCTGCCTGAGCCAGACCATCTGAGTTTTCCTGGATGGCCAGCGCCTGCTGCTCAATGTCGTCGGCATTCTGTTTGATGTCCTCGGCCATGCCAGCAATTTTTTCGTTGCTGTCGACAGCGTTCTCGATCAGGTCCTTAAACGTGTCCGATTCTTTAATATCCTCCAGGATGGCATCAGTAATGTCGGAAACATCGATGCTGGCCTGGCCCCGAACCCAGTCTGTGAACCCCGATTCGTTGCCGGTTCGGTCCACCAGCTGCGCCCGGTACCAGAAAATCTGTCCCGCCTTGAGGCCCATCTGCTGATATTTGCGCTGCGGGTAAGGCACATCGGCCAGCAGCATCGCATCATCTTCGGCCCCGGTCAGGCTGTACTGGATCTCCGTCTTCAGTGTGTCATCGGTATTTGCAGGGAATCCCCAGTTCAGCTCAACACCAAACACCACGTTTTCAGAAGCGATAAAGCCAACTGGCTTCGGTGGATTGCCCACTTTACCCGTCAGCGTTTTCTCTTCTGAATATCCCCAACCTGATGAAATTTCCGCAGCATTGATGGCGCGCACGCGCACCAGATAGCGCCCGGCGTAAATACCCGGTACGTCAAAAGACGTGGTGGAGCTGCGCGGTACGTTCACCCAGTTCCCGTCGTTGCGGCGCCACTGTGCTTCATAGGCGATAGCATTCTTCGCCTGGTCCCAACTGACGCGCATTGTTTCAACGCTGATATTCTGCTGAACCATCGAGAAAGAGTTGATCACGATGTTTGCTGGCGGCGCCTGATTGCCCGGAGGAATAACACTTATCGGACGCTGGTCGATGATCGCCCCTATATCAATGCGGGCGTATTTATCCGGATCGTGATTAGCTCCGGCGATGGTAAATGTCCCATCATCGTTGTCCGTCACGCTAACTACACGGTATTGCTGCGAGTAAAGTTCATCACTCTCTAACAACCAGACAGCTTCAGCGTTTGGTGTTTCGCTATACGGCGTGGTGACAGTGACCGCTTTATCTGAAATCGCCTGGATAGTGCGTGACTGAGCAACACCGGAAGGCAGGTTAACGATTAGCCTGTCTCCTGCCGCGGCACCAGGAGCTCGATCAAGAGTGATAACCCGGCCATTTGCACTGGCGATTCTTCCGCCCAGATCACGTCCGGAAAGGTTCCTGTCCGCCACAGCGATGACATATCCAGGTTGTGGAATATTACCGTCCAACCCGACATTAAAGGTCACTACACGGTCTTTGTTATTGGTGAGAATGCCCCAGCGCCCTTTTCGGTTCGCCTCCGATTGTCTGGTGCAACCTATGGCCGTCAGTTCGAGCTGGTTGAAGCCATAGCGCGCCACTAATGCCTGTTCAAAAACCGGCTCCATAGCATCAGCGTAGGCATTATCCGGATCGGACCATGAGACCAGCGCGTTTGTGTACCTGCTCTTGGTCGTGCTGCTGGAGTAGGTGAATTTTCCGTCAACAACATTGGCGTGGGTGTAACTGAAATCGACATCACGTGGCATATCCGCGAGGCAGACAATCTGGTCATCACCCCAATAAGTCATACCGCGGAAAATGGCCGCAAAATCTCGTAGCACGATGTAGGCGTCATTTCTGTCCTGAATGTAGACGTTGCAGGTATATCGCGGCTCGGTACCACTCCCGCCCTTGCCGTCTGGTACCTGCTGATCGCAGTACTGCGCAACCTGGTAAAGCGACCATTTGTCGATATTGGCCGCAGTGAGACGATTGCCTAAGCCAAAGCGGTCAGTGACCACCAGATCGTAAAAAATCCATGCAGGATTATCCGTCCACGCCCACTTAAACGTGCCCGTCCAGGTACCGCTGTAGGTTCGAGTCTCAGGATCGTAGGTATCGGGAACACGGATTACGCGTCCGCGAGGTTCGCAGGAAATCTGAGGGATGGAGCCGTTGAACTGGCTTGAGTCAAACTCAATATAGAGCAACGCCGTATTCGGATAACGCAGTTTGGCGTCAATCACCTCAGTAAAGCTTTGCAGCGTCATTACATCGCCGATTTTCGCGCTATTTGCGTCAGCGGTTATCTTGCGCAGACGAAGCGTCCAGGTGCTGCCCGCCTGCGGTAAATCGATACGGTGGCTGCGCTCGTAACCGGAGGTCGTTTTCCCCGTAACGCTGGTATTGAGCACGGTCTGCCATGTGCCACCGTCGGTCTGAAGATCGATAGCATAATTGATGGAATAGCCAACGAGATCGCCGTCGTCCTCTTGCTTAAAAAGAGAGGGCCATTTCAGACGCAAGCGCACAGCCGACAACTGGGTATTAGTGAATGTACGCGTCCAGGCGGTTGCACTGGAAACCTCAGCCCCCACGCTAATTTCATTTTCGGTTCCGGGAATACCCTGGATGTATTTCTGAGCCTGCGTTCCCGGGCGGAACTCCCACGTAACACCACTGAAGTTCTGCGATCCGTCGGCGTTCTCGAGCGCAGTACCATCCAGGTAAATATCCTTCCCAGTGAGGTGACCAGCGAACTCGCCCTCTCCAAGCGCGATGAGAATTTTCGCCTTTGCTACAGACTGCAGATCGTCCGGTTGTTCGGTCGGGGTTCGTGAGCTGGAGCTGCCGCCTTTTCGGCCTTTAATCGCAGTTGCTGTAACCATATTGCGCCCATAAAAAAAGCCCCCCGAAGGTGGCCAGGTTGAAAAGAGTGGAGTTACTGCTGATCTTCAACGTGGATGCCGGCAGATACAATTGCACCTCCAATGCGTCGCTTGCCATAGAGGAGTGGTACCGGATTTCCCTGAGCTGTGGTATTTGTCACACCGCCAAATGCGTAGCTAGCTTGGTTATCTGCTGACTGCTTACTAGCAAGACCCACCGTCTGCGGCGACATCATTTGTACAACGCCGCCGATCATCATCGCAGCACCGAACTTCGCTACCCCGTAGCCTGCCGCTGATAGCGTGCCAGCAGAAAAGTAACCAATCGCAACGCCGACGACGACCAATACCGCACCGAGTATGGTCTGAAATGCTCCAGCTTTTTTACTGCCGATAATGACAGGCGCAATACGGATATCATCGCAGCCTTTATCCATATCGAGCTCATCAGAAATTAGGTTGCGTTTCCCACTGAAAACAGCGTAAGTCAGGCCCCGCTGCTTACTGGTATTCAGAAAGCGCTCGAAGCCGGGAACAATCACGCAGAGTGCACGGATGGCCTCTTTGGGTGATGCGACTGAGAGCTTGTATTCACGGCCAAAGGTAGCGCCGAGGATGCCATAAAGCCGAATTGTTCGGGCAGGCTCTTTATTGAGTAACACAGTCATATTAACTCCATAAAAAAAGGCCGCCTGAGCGACCTTAAATTTATTTATGAATTTACTTAACTTTCCACATTCTATATTGCCCCCAGAAACCAACTTCTGCCACATATTCTTGTGGCGTGCCGTCGGCAACGAGATCAAGAGTTTTTCGCATACCCATGCTTAAAACATTACATTCGTTACTGACTCGTAATTTATGAGGACCATCAGTTAAATAAGCTGTAACGAATTGATTCTGTCTTAGAAGGGCGACATCTTTATCATCGATAGCAACCAGGAACTTACACATTCCTCCACTTCCGCCACCAATGAATTGTTTATTTCGTGTAACAGTAACCTTTGTCTGCTGTGTATCAGTTTTAGGTGTTACGATTTCTTGATTTAGTATCTTTTCTGCCTGCCCATAAGGACGTGCACATCCTGCCAATGTAAGAACAGCTAAAATAATTAGTAGTTTTTTCAAAATCTTATTCCCATTAGTATTGTTCGGATTAATCCTAACATGTAAATAAGTATCTTGAAAATCAATAACTAACACATTGAGTCACGTTAGTTGGAGTATCTGTCCCCATCAGACTTAAAACGAACTATCTTCATTGTTCGTTCCCGCCAGTACCCGCCATAAGGCACACGCTGGCTGAGATGGCCGTACAGATGATGAAGTAGCATATTCCCTTCAAGCAAGATGCCGGCATGATTCCACTTATTGGCCTGTACCTGCATGATCACCATATCGCCAGCCTGCGGCGGACCGTCAAACTCGCGGAAACCACATTCATACCAGCAATCCTGATAGAAATTGTAAGAATAACTGTCCTCCCACCACGGATAATCCACACGATAGTCGGTCAACTCAATGCCATGGGTTTGACGAAAATGGCTCATCACAAGCCCCCAACAGTCGTACACGCCCAGAACAAACGGACGCCCCACTAGCGGTAACTCACCACGCGGTTGAATGGTACACAGATCTCCTTCAGGCCAACTTACGATATGCCAGGGCAAAAGCGTCACATCACACTGTGCTTTATCCAACTCGCTTGGTTGAGTCGTAGCGTCAGGATGGCTATGAACTATAGCAATCACCGTTCCCCAATCTTCAGCTTCAGCGTAATCCTCAGGTGAAAGATGAAATTGCCCCATTGGCTCAGTCGATAAGTTACGGCACGGGAAATAGCGCTCCACTCTGCTTTTCTGCGCGACCACTCCGCAGCTCTCACGTGGGTACTCTGCAGCAGCATGAGCCATGATGGCGTTTATCGTTTTCTGACGCATGATTAGCTCCTGATAAGGGAAGTGCCCGGAAAACCACCGAAGGGCAATTCTTCATTCTCACCAAACCGCAACCTGCATGCGGTAAGCGTGCCATTGCAGAAATCAAGCGACGGATCGTCTACCGGATTATTGTTCAGGTCGAAGTAACTGGTGCCGGCGTAATCGCACCCGTCACCCGAGCGATACTGGTTTCGGATACACCATGTGCATAGCGAGTGGAGTTGACGCGTCGGTATCATTAACCCCTGAAGATCCATAGGGCTAGTGAGAATAAACTCGACGCTTTCCCCCGCCAGTTCGTTGTTCTTACCATCGATGTAGAACACCCGTTTTCTGACCTGCAGCGGATCAGCAGTAGCATTTCCTTCAGGAAAGTTTCTGGCATCCAGATAATGGGCAAACGTATCGTGAATAGTAACCTTCGCCTGGAGCATGTCGTCGTAGGCCAGACAGAGCGCAGTGATCGAGCTGTCGATGTTTGCCACCGTCAGAGTCGGTTGTGCACTGCTGCCGTCGGTTGATGCCTCAAGCCCTTCGAGCTGATATAGCCAGGCGGCATATTCTTTTCCCTGCCACCAGATACTCTTTGCTGCAAGTTTCGTTTCATCCCCACCAGCAGCGGCAATTTCATTAGCTGCATGGGGCAAGTTGTAGGCATGAAAACGCAGTACGTC